AGGTTCGTTTCAGGGCCCTGGGGGGCATCCGAACCACGGGCCCCCCTTTGCGTCCTTGCCTTTGGGCCCTTTCCGCCCCGGTGAAAGGCATCTAGTTGCTCCCCGGTGAGGGACCCGCCCTCCCGCAGGGTCGCCCGCTCGAACTGCCGGCGTTCCTCCTCGGCCGACCGGTCAATCTCGCCGCCGGCGGGGAGGACCTCGACGTACTCCACCTGTTCGGCCCCGAGCAGGGTCTTGAGCGCCAGCGCGTTTACACCGGCGATGACCGCCTCGGGGATGGTCTGGCCGTTCTCAAAGGTCTGGGTGCCGAACAGCAGATGCCCCTTCGCTCGATACTCGTAAACTGGCTGCTGATTCACGGTAAACCTCCCCCAAAGTTAGGGCCGAGAGAGTCTTCGCTCTCCCGGCCCCTTGACCCTTGTCAGGCCCCTACGTTACGGGGTGTTTGAGACCGCCCCAGAGAAGAACACGCCGAGGTCCGACCCCACGACCTTCATGTCGAAGGCCATCTCGCCCTCGATCCGGTCGCTGGTGATCCATTCCATGCGGAACCGCTTGATCCGGTTCGCGAACGCCCCCGCGCCCAGGAGCCCTGTCCAGGCGAAGGTATAGGCTGCGCTCGGGATTCGGATTCCCGGGTTCGGCGCGACGTAGGCCAGGAGCGCGTTCGCTCCGTGAACCAGAGAGAACACCGGCGCCGCGCCGTGAATCGCCGTGTTCACCGTCGCCTTTCCGATCAGGACACGGTCGACGCCGAACAGGCCGGCCAGGAGGTCTGCCGACACGACGGCGCGCTGCGTGTACTTGATTCGGTCGAGGACCGACGGATTGTTGATGACCTTGTGGAACGTCCGATATCCCAGGACCAGGGTATTCGGCTCAAAGCCGGTGTTCTCCAGAAGGAATGCCTTCTGGTTGTGGATGTCCTGGATCGGGGTCGAGGTCGCCTGGTCCCACTGGAGGAACTGGTTCCCGACCGGCCCGGAGGTCACCCCGAGCATATCCTTCCCCCAGATGCCGGTATTGAAGAACCGGCTCGTCCAGAGCCGCTCCCGCTTGAGCAGGAGCCGCTGCGTCACGAACAACTGCCCGTCCTCGTATGGCTTGAGGGGGGTGTCCGCGTTCGCCGCGATCTGGTCGTCCACGTCGTGATGGATCGCGTAGACCGGGGCGTAGTAGGTCGGCGTGTTGTCCAGGTCGTAGCCCGACCCCGCGGACTCGGTTGACGGTCCGCGCTCCTGCGCCTCGTCCCGGAACCAGTCGGCCTTGTTATAGACGAAGTACCGGTCCGACTGCTTGTTGACCGGGACCATCGGCGCGAACTTGTCCGCGATGAAGTCCGCCTGTGACTGGATATAGGCGATCGACATCTGCGTCAAGATTGCGTCGACGTGAACCTCTCTCAGAGTCGGCCCTGGATACGGCATTTGCGCTCCCTCCCCTAGTGTCTGCGGTCCCCGCTACGCAACCTTGACAGGTCCGCGAATGATGACGTTCGCTGATTCCGCTCCGGTCGGGGTCGCCGCGAGGACTGCGCTCTCGACGGCCTCCCCGATTGCCCACCCCGAAGCCACCGTGATTCCGCGGCCGTTCGCGTCGGGCCCGATCATGGCACCGGCCGCGACGGCTGCGCCGATCACCGTGAACGACTCCCCGAGCAGGCGGACGGTCACGACCCGCCCCTGGGTGAGCCCGTCCACGTCGACCAGGTTCGGCTCCTGGAGGACGCCGGTTGCACGGTCGCCCGAGCCGGCGAGGTCGACAATCCTCGTCCCCACGATCTTGACGAGGTATCCCGCTTTCGCGCTCAGGTCGCTATGCGCGAAGAACGACCGGTCCCAGATGATGATGTTCATTTGACTGCCCCCCGCTCCTCAGAGGTCCCGCGGCCCTTAGTGGGCCCCGCGAGCCATCGCCTCTCGCTCGGCGTTGTAGTCCGCGTACAGGTTCGGATGTGCCTTCAAGACCGCCGTGACGGCCTGGGCCTCGGTCATCTTGCCGTCACCCGACTTCGTGAGCAGGCCCTTCGCCAGCGCCATGACCTGGTCGAACGCCCCGCCCGGCCGGCCCACGCCCGTCCCGATCTCGGTGAAAATCGCGCTCTGGGCGAGGAGGGCTTCGTTCTTTTCCAGGATCTCGGTCAGCAATTCGCTGGCCGTGACCGTGGTCTTCTCGTCCGCCTTGAGGATTTTCTCCTTGACGGTCCCGACCTTGCGGATCAGGGTCGCCAGGTCCTCGCGGCTGGCTCCCGCGATGTGGCCGTACTTCCCGGCCTGGTCGAACGCGGCCTTGTCCAGCCGCTGCTCCCGTTCCTCGGCCAGGGCCGCCTCGGCCTTCTCGAGCCGCGCCTCGAGGGCGCGCTCGTGGTCGGACTTCGCGACGGCTTCCTTCTCCCGGCCCATCGTCGGGGTCTCTTCGTTCCGCTTCCGCTTCAGGAAGGCCGGCTTGTCGTCGTCCTTGCCGTCAGCGGCCGCCCTCTTGCGCTTTGCGGCCTCCTCGGCTTCCTCGGCCTCCTTGCGCTTCCGCTTCGCTGCCGCCTCAGCCTCTTCGGCCTCGTCTTCCTTGCGCTTCCGGGCCTTGTAGGCTTCCTCTTCCTCTTCCTTGCGCTTGCGCTTGGCGGCCTCTTCCTCGGTCTCGGCCTCTTCCATCGCGGCCTTCGCCATCTCGACGAGGGTCGACGGCTTCACTTCCCCGCCGGCCGCGTTCAGCAACCGGAGCGCCGCCCGCATGGTCCCCTGGGCGCCCTCGGATGCCTTGCCGAGATACTTCGCGACGATGGCGTCCTCGTTCTCGACGGGCTCCGACAGGATCGCGTCGAGGTCCTCGGCTGCGATCTGGAACTTTGGCATCTGCATATCCCCCTTTGTGATTCCGAGTTCGTCTTTCCAGGTCTCCGGCAACTGCGCGACGAACGCCGGCCCCTTCCGCCTCGCGATTCGGATGATCGCTCGCTTCACCTTGTCCCGGTCCTGGTTCGTGCGACCGAGGCTATGCGCCGCGGCCGCGACATCCTCTGGCTTCCGAATCGGGAACGACTCGCCCTCACCCGCGAAGTCGGCCTCTGGCATTTCGTGCCGTTCACTGGCCGGAATGTCGCGCTTGAGCAGGGCAAACTTTCTCCGGTTTGCTGCGCGGGTGACGTAGGACACTTCGCGGGTCTCGACGTTCGTGAGTTCTCGCGTCATCCTCGGTCCCCCCTAAAAAACGCGAAGGACGCCGGCGACGGGTCTCCCCGCCGTCTGCGCCCTCTAGTAGAGCCGTATGATCTGGCTTATTCGCTTAGGGGGCCGTTGACTCCTTCTCGGTTTTCTTTGGGACAACCAAAGCCTCACAGTGTGACTTCCATGTCCACGCCTTCCACGCGTCCCGGGTCATGATGTGTTGCACCCCCGGGACGGGGACATACCAGGCGCGTAGCCGATGGAATCGTTGGTCCGCGAGCCTAGCAAACCCGACGTCCTCACCCTGTGGGTCGTAAATCCATCGGACGCCGGCCGCGAACATCTCGGTTGCGTACAAGCAACACGCACCGGTGATGTCGCAGGGCCCGCCGGTCGGCTCGGGCTCGATATGGGTCGCGACGACGCGGTCGGCCGTGAAGTCCATGATATTCCAGGCGAACGGGTCGTCCGGTGGCGCCGTATTGCAGACGACGGCCGACACCTGCGGCCGTGCCTCGTCAAGTAATGCCTTGAGCGTGACCGGGGGAACCAGGACGTCGGCGTCGACTGACCAGAGATAATCACAGAGTTCGTATTGGCATCGCTCGACCAGCAGGTTTCGGAGGAATGCCATCCGACGGTATCCGCGCCGACCGAGGTCCCGCCGCTGCGGTCGATTCTCCGCCATGTGTTCAGCGTCAAAATCGCGGACCTCAATCCACCGGACCCCCAGGTTCGCTCCGTTGAAAATTTCCTCAACCTCGACGAGTTTCCTCGTCCACGTTCCGCTATCGACGACGAGCGCGACGTGGGCGTCGACCTCGGGACACTTTTTGATCGCTGCGACAAGATGATAGGCCCAGGTTTCGGCGACCGTAGCCCGCAGGGATCCTTCCGGCCAGTACACCGGCGCGCCGACCATGACGCGAATCATTGGGTTTCCTCGAGGAATCGGTGAGCGGCATCCTCGCCCTCGGTCAGTCCCTTGATAAGCGCCGTCATATTTTCCGAGTCGAGTTCGGCCTGCCAGTTATCCCCAAACAGCCGGCGCCCGAGCCGATCGACCTTGTGGCCGTACACGTCGCGGAGCGCCTCGAGGGTGCCTTTGGTCATGGCTGCCGGACGCATCCAAAAATGTACCGGGGGTATTGGGTGACGTAGTCCTCCTCGATTTCATTCTGGCAGGTCACTTCGAGGGAATAGGGCCCATCCCACCGCTCGGGGCCGCGGCCGTCGGGATAGGTAACGACCATGAACCAGGGCGAATAAAATTCGTCGATCTCTTGCCCTGGGGACACGACCCTATGGGCCGACGGTGGCGGGGGCGTGTATGCGAATCCCCAAGTGACGATTCCTACCATCAGGGCCCCCGAGAGGAGCGCCCGCAGGATCCTCATTTCAGGTCCCGGCCGCAGAGAAGACATACGGCTCCGACGCCGCTCTTGCGAACCATCATGATCGGGACGTGCCGCGACCACCGAAGGAAGCAGTAGAGCCGCCCAATCCATGAGCCAGCGATGTGCCGGTAGTAGAACCTCGGGAATCGGTCCTCAATCCAGAGAATCATCGGCAGACAACCGCGAGCCAGGCATAGAAGGACCAAGTCGCGTACCCGAGGAGGGCGCCAGCGAAAATAGCCGTGAGGTAGTAAAGCCACGGCCAGATACACTTCATCGGCCCACGACCTCCTCGGCCTTCGCCATGACGCCGCAACCGCCGCAGAGGTAGAGGGCCGTGAACCGATGGGTTTCAGGGTCGAGGACTCGCGTCAGGGTCAGATTGTCTTCGCGCTCGTGGCATCGGTCGCAGAACAAGGGTCGGGAGGGCATCGGGGAGGTCTCAAGAGTCCAGGGTCTAGGTCCCGACATCGGGGGGAGTCCGCCTGTGGGCCGTTGGGCGGTCCTCCCAGAATCGGCAGGTCGCTTTCGCTTCGATGATGCCCGCGACCTTGGTGCATTCGGCCGGCTTGACGAACATCGCGCAGGCATCGCAGTAGTCAATCCCGGTGTACTCGCCGGCCGGGATATACTCCGCGAATGCCTTGGGAACCTTTCCGTATCCCATTCATGCCTCCGTCGGCATCTTGTAGACCCGGTTGAGGTCCGCTTCCCAGGATGCAAGCCAGGAATCGGCCTCTTGGCCGTGTTTTCGCCGGAACGCCTCCAAGTTCCTCTTGTAGAAGGTTTCGTGCGTTTCATTCGCGAGGGGCTCGTCAGACTTCCGCGGCCTGGTCCGGGTCAGGTTATACTGGTGGAACACCCAGGAGTCGAGGCAAACCCGAACCCCCCACCCCTTCCCCTCCAGCCGCTTGACCTCGTCTGTGTCCTCGAAGTTCTGGCCGGGGAAGTTGACCTCGTCGTAGTAGCAACCAACATCCCAACAGGCCGAGGCCCGCTTGAGGATGGGATGGGAGAGCCCACGCCGCAGGGTGGGGACATTCGGCTTGATATTAGCCTTTACTACTGCGACGGCTTGGGAAAGGGTGTCGATCAGACCCGCGGGATTTTCCTTGTACGTCACATGGAACCGCGGGGAACCGAATTGCCCGCCGCCGGTGAGGAGCGCCGGACAAATGGCGCCGAGCCAATCGTTTTCCATGAGGACGGCGTACAGGGGCCCAAACCAGACCTTCGGGAAAATATGGTCTGTGTGAATCTCGAGGAGAAAGTCGAACGGAACCTCTTCTTTCAGTACCTCCGCCATAATCCGGTTCCGGCCGGTCGAAATTCCAAGGTTCCGCGGGGACTGGTCGATCCAGACTCGCTCGAACGATTCCTGTAACCACGCCTTCCGCTCCCAGAAGACTGCGGCCGGTGTCCCATTGTCCCAGACGTAGAGTTTCGGTTGCGTCCTGGTACGGAAGTCCGACCAGGACAGCGAGAGGAGCGCCATTCGACAGGCCGACCAGACCTGCTCGTCTTGCAGGTGGCTTGTGAGGAGCGACACCGCGACGACCGGCCGAGGATCCAAGATGTCAGCCTCTTGCGATTCCAAGGAGAGTCTCGTCCTTCGGGGGTTCGGTGGTAGCGACCCAAGAGGCCCATCCGAGCGTTCCGGCGGGATTCGTCATGAACGCGACGGCGATTCCCCCAGGCTTCGCGGCGCCTGCCGCCATCCTCGCCCACGCGCCGGCCGTGGCGAGTCCCACACCCGCCATCCAAGTCCACACGACGTCAAAGTTCCGAGCGAAGGGGACCATCTCCCGCTTGACGAGAACCTCGAAAGGTTCGTCGCAGTAGAAGAAATCCCCGACGACCCCTTGACTCGCCATCTCGCTTTTGAAGGTCTCGTGGTCGGCCGTCGAGAGCGACACGACCATGATCTCCGCGCCGGCCTTGGCGAGTTCGGCCTGCACCTGCGCGGCGTCGAGCCCCTCCTGGGTGAGCAAGTCGGGCGCCACCAGGAGAACCGACTTCCCGGTTCCGCCCTGGTCAATCGACGCATAGAGAAACCGAAAGACATCGTCCTGAAGCGTCGTCCAGTCCTCGCGACTCATGGCTCCCTCCGTGGTAGGGCATCTCCGATCCATGCGAGCCGGTTCGTGTACAGGTGATGTTTCATGACGTGGGCCCACCCGGCCGAAGCGATCGAGCCGGCCCAGGCCCGGTCTTTCATCATCCGGTGAGCCAGGAAGTCCATGCCGACAGCGTCGTCCGCAATCGCCATGTGCGTACCGTTCTGAAACCCGAGCGCCGCGTAACCGTCCGACCGCGGCGTGAGGAACGGTCGGCAGCAAGCCAGCGCCTCAAATGTCCGCATGGAGGTCATCGCCGTTTTCGTGTCCTGGTTATTGATTCCGAGAACACAGCCGGCGCGATGATAATACTTGCCGACGTCCAGGTGATTGCAGGCGCCCGTCCGCCATTTGAGCCAGCGAGAAGGCCAGGGAGCGTCATCGTAGCACATGAGCCGGAACGTCCAATCACCCCGATCGGCGCCCGAGATGATCGGGTCGAGGGTCGCCATCGCCCGATGCCGCGCTTCATTGTCATACCAGTTTGCGATCAGGATGAAATCGACCTCTGGCCGAATCATTGGCTCCGCGAAATGCCAGTATCGGCTGGCTGCAAGGGGAAGCCAGATGACCTGCGCCGACGGGTGCATCTGCTGGTACTGAGGAATCAGGACGCGGTCGGTCGTGGCGATGATGTCGAACCCCGCAGCCTGGCCGGCGAACGCATCGAAGGAATTGGGGTCCTCGATCGTATGCCATACGGTCGGGATTCCCCGGCGTTTCGCTGCGTCCCGCGCGTCGCGGACCCAAGCCGGTTGCTCGGGCGTCATGTTCATGGCATAGGCGAAGTCGGCGTACCGGTAGTTAGCCATCCCCTGCATCCAATCCGACGCCCGGAGGGGAATGACCTCGAGTTCTGGGGACCAGAACGACTCCATGAAGCCGGCGCCGAGCGAGAGCATGGTCTTCGGTCCGATCATTTTCGGCTCACGTATGCGGCCCACCTGTAGGGGTCCCATTGTTTCGGCAGGTGTTCCCGTGGAATCTGGAGGTACTCCCGAAACGCCATCATCCCTGTGGTCGACAAAGCGATCTGCCCCGGAGCAGACGAAAGGGCCCCTTTGGTACGAAGGGCCCGGACTCGCTGCATCGTCGCCGACACAGACGAAAGACCAATGAGCCGCTGGAGTTCGCGTATAGACGGGGTCCGGCCGACATAACGATTGACCAGAAAGATGAGGTCGAGGGTCTCTTGTTGCTTCGTGGTGATGTCCCGCATGGGTGTACGATAGCACAGATGTACGACTCTCACAAGTAGCGATGTCGCTACAGGAATGTATCAAGTCGGCGGCTGGTGGCGGATCCTCCGCCAGATTAGGGGAGTATCCAGAACCACCAATAAAACGCAAACGCCAGGTAAAGGAGAGCGACGACGATTATCCCGACAAACCAGACCATGCGTCGATTATGCCCCCTAGTTGACGGAAACGTCAACCCACGGGTGTAACTAATGCCGGAAACTTCAGTCGGGTCCGTCGGTCGGCCATCCGATCATTGGGGCGCCCGATAGGTCCCCATCGGCGTCGCCCATTCGTGCATCTGGGCCTTGTCCGCCGGGACCGATTCCCCGAACCCACCGATCGAATAGCCGGTGTACTTACCCTGCTTAATGTCGTCCCACAGGTGCGGGTCGAGGACGTGGGTCACCATGAACCAGGAGCCTTTGCGGACCATCTGGTCGCCCATCTGGAAGTTCGCCGGCGCGATATAGGATTCCACGACCTCGGCGCGCCGAGCGACCTTCTGATGCTGCTCCCCGAGCAACCGGTAATGGGCGAGGTAGGCATGGGCCGCCTGTTCGATGACGTCGGCCCGGGCAAAGTCGCCCTGCGTGTCGACCGTATCGGGTTCCATGACGACCCCATAGACGAGTCGCTTCTCGTCGTCCACCTTCCCGATCAGGCGGACCTCGAGCCGCGCGGGGAGCCCCTTGGCGATCCCAGGGCCCGCGGGCTCGGCCGTGTATCCGGGGCCGTAATACTTGAACTGGTCGGGATTG